GTCTGCTGTAGCAGAAGCTTCTATTGCATTTAATTTAGAATGATCTGCGTCTGTAAAGACATTACTATCAGTTGCAGCTTCTACTGCTGTTCTGATTTCTGCGTCTGTCTGATCTCCTGTAGCTCCTTCTTCTATACCTGATAATTTATCTGTAATCTCTTGTTGAGCAAATAATATCTGGTCACTATTATTATCAAGATCTGTTTCTGTTAAAACACTACCATCAGCAAAATCTACTTTTTTTACACTTATATTTGTATCTCTTGTAAAAGATATATTAGCAGTACCAGAAGGAGGTATGTTACCAGAAGTAAAAGTAACAGTCGAACCACTAATTGTATAGTGAGTAGTTATTGTTTTAAGAACTCCTCCTACTCTTACATCAACTTCAGTATTTTCTAAGAAAGAAAAAGATATAGCAAAACTGGCCGTACTGCCATTTCCGTTATGAGTTTGTGAGGTAGCAGTTGTGTTGGTAGCCATAATTAATTGCCGAGTCTTTTAAGTTTTTCCAAGTTAGTAACTGTTGCTTTAGCTGTCTCATTGTTAATTGCTTCTATATTAGCAGTATATTTACTAAATAATTTTCTATTTTCTGGCAAACGTAACCATTCATTTCTTGCTTTTACTTTATAATCTCCCACTATTTTTTTTATTTCTTTTGAAATTATAGCTCTTGCATTGTCTTGAACTCCAACCATAGTATCTTGATTTGTTGAATCAACCCCTTCACCCATAGCAGTTTTGTAAAAAGCTTTCATATCAGACTCATTTAATCTTTTATATAAACTTACAATTAGTCTTTGTCCATCTTCTTTTGTATTAAAAGCTAAATATTTAATATAACTTGCGTATTGTTTGTTTGTAAGTTCAATACCACTATTCTGTATTCCTTCTTTTCTAAAGAAGAATTTTTTGGGTGGTTGCAAAGATATATTCAAATCATTGATAACACTAAGAACATAATTATCTTTTGTATTAGTAGCAGTAAAAGGATTTAAAACATCAAAGGTGTCTGGTCCAAAACCACTAGGATATTTAACAACTGAACCTGTTAACCAGTTTCTATCAGGCTCTAAATCTGCATTAAAATAAGGTATTGTTTTAGCTAATTCATTTAGAGTTTGTCTAAGACCTGTAATCATTTCATCTGCTGGATAATATGTAGTATCAAGTTTTGTTTTGTCTGTAGCTCTTTTGACCGATCTACCTAATCCAGCAACAGGATTAATAATATTAGCAACTCTTCTTGCTAGTAAACTTTGTAACGCATAAGGATTGTGTATGCCTTCAGCAACTTCGGTAAGACCTCTTATATAAGTTCTATCTGTTAAGTTTCGTGCAATAGCAACAGTAAGTGCGGTAGCCATATCATTTCGTTGTTGATTACCTATTTGACCCTCTATTTCTACAAAATCTGCTGCAAGCATAAATAAACCAGACCAAGGATCAAGTCTTTTATAAGAAATATATTTATATTTTGGTTTACCACTTTTTGTTAAAACTATTTCTCCATTTGAATCTCTTACAAGAAATCTAAATGAATATGGTTGCCAGCCTTCTTCTTTTAATTGTTTTACTAATGTTCTGTTTGCTTCTGCTGTATCACCAAATCCTATTGTATTTGGACCCGCACCTGTCATGCCTATCTCTGCAAAAGGATTTTCCATATCTCTAGCAATCAAAACTACTGAAGCAGCAAACCCACCTCCCAAATACATTTCACCTCTAGCTCTTGCAGCAATATTAGGATCTGCACTTCTAAGTGCTTGCCTGTATTCACTCATAAATAAATTTACAACAGGTGTATATCTCATTTGTGTCTTAAGAATATTTATAGGAGTTCTTACAAAAGGAAAAACCAATCTTCCATAAGGGTGTTGTGCAAAATTTTGTACTCTTCCACTTATAGATTTAGGATCTAAGTCTTTTGTAAATGTAGCTTCAGCAGCAAAATCTTTAGCTTTCTTATACATATCTTGAATACTTTTTGGCATTTTTTTAGTACTGCCAGTATCAACAATTTTAAATACTTTCTTTGTTTGCTCTTTAATATATCTTTTTAGTTGTTCTCCTTGTAGATTTTTTCTAACACCCTGCTCCCAAGCTTCTGCTTTTACATAAGCTCTAAAGTTTACTTGTTTTAAGAACTCGTCTTCTGTAATTAGCATACGAGAACCAAAACCATTTATTCTTCTAAAGTTGTTGTAAATAGAAGGAAGCCAAGCATCAGCAAGGAACACATCAACAAATGGTTTTACTGTACCTCTAGTAACAATATTTTGATCTGCAAAGTTTCGTACATCTTCTGCATTTATATTTCTTGAAATTCGTTGTGCATCTGAAACCATTGCACCTCTATCAAGTACATTTTCATTTACCTTAAAAGCTTTACGAGCAATATTAAAAGCATCACCTAAAGATTCACCCATATATATAAATTGCTTCCAACCTTTTATAAATTCATCAGAATTAAATTCTGGTTTAAATACTAAATTATCTCTTCTAGCTAAAAGTGTTTCTGGAAAAGAAATATTCATATCTTTTCTAAAAGTAATTTTTGCAGCACCAAGAGATTGACTTAATGGTTTTGATAAAGTATTTAAACTTGTAGATAAAAGGTTAACTACATGAGTAGGTGGACCACTAAGAATAGAGTTAATAAATATCTCGTTTGTAAATTCTACACCTTTTAAAAGCAATCCTTTTTTAATCATGTGTTTCATAACCTCTGGATTACCACCTGCTACATTCAAGTATTTTGTAAGTCTTGTTAGAGCTAAGGCAGCTTCTTGATCTCCTTTTTCTACTAAATCAAAAATTTTACTAAAAGTTTCATCTATCTCACTTAATCCTGTATCTTCTATAAATCGTTTGTTAAGATCTTCAATGTTTTCTGTACCTCTTGATCTTTTACCAAAATCGTCTGCTGTAGCTTTTACATCTCTTAAATCACCTGCAATCCTTCTTGCACCTAAGGTTTGTGAGGTTAAAGATCCAACTCCTTTATTTAAGTAAACAATACGTCTTAACAACTCTGTTTCTTTTAAAAATAATGGTTTTATTTGTTTTATTAAATCTGTATTTTTTGTAGCTATGGCATTATGTAAAGCAGTAGATAAATTAAAAACTTCTTCACCATTTTTATTCATTAATTGATTTATGGTAATTGTTGTAGAAGGTAAATATCTTGGATTGTTAATTAGTTTGCCATTTGTAGTTTTTTTAAAAGGACCAAATTCTTGTAAGAAAAATTGTGCTGCTTCTATTGCTTGTCCTTCGGTTTGTCTTTGAGAAGCAACAAACATATCACCTAAAGACACAGACCTAGCCCATTGATCTAATTCATCTGTGCTTTTAAAAAATTCAGAAATATTTAGAATATAATCTTCTAGCTGTTCAACTCCTCCACCTGCTAGGGTTGGATTAAATGTAGATTCTATTTTGTCACCGACTTCTGGTATCTGTGTTTTATCTCCTATACCTTTCCCTTTTTTTACCTCTAAGGGTTTTAATAAATCAATAACTTTAACATCTAGTAACTCGTTACCAGCTTCATCAATACCAAGGTCTTTAAATTTTAATTTTCTTTTGCGTTCTAAGGTTGCTAACATCTTTGGAGCTAAAGGAGAATTTCTAAAACCTTTTAGAGCTACAGACAAACCTGTTAAAACTTCTCCTATCGCTGCACCACCAAAACCTTTTCTTAATCTTGCTTCTATAGGAGATATATCATCATCAGCTTTAAATATTGAAGCTGGCATTTTAAATACATCTATTATTGGTTCTAATGCACCTTCATACTCATCAACCATGTTGTAAAGGTTTTGTTCGTATGGATCTTCTACTACAAAATCAGTAAGAAAACCTGCAACAAGGTTTCTTGTCCAAGGGTTTTTTATACCTTTAAGACCTTTACTAAAGATCCCCATAGGTATTAAGAATTGAGTTATAGCTTGTGGTATTTGATAAAAAGCATTATCATCTTCTCTTTCAAAATAACTGTAATCAATAAGGTCGTTATTATCGTATGGATTACCAGCTATATAGTCGTATATATCATCTGCAAATTCTACAGTTTCGTTTATTGCTTTTAAAGGACCAGTAATAGCACCTCTTACAACTTGTGAAGATGCTGTCTTTGTTATCTTTTCACTTACATCTTGTCGTTTTTCTTCTGCTTCATTTCTTATTCTTGATCTGTTTTCTAGTATTTCTTCAAAACTTCTTTGATCTCCTAAGAACTTATTATCAAAAAAATCTACTACACCTGCTTGGCTTTTGTTTATAACTTTACTTACAGCAGAAAGGGGTTGGTTATCAAACCGATCAAATAAAGCATCTGTCTGAGGTGTCTCTATCTTTTTCTTTTCTTCTTCCTCTTCATTGTTTAGAAGACTATTGATGTTTGAATCAGTCATGTTAGTTCTTTAAAAACTGTTTATAGGAGCCATCTTTATATGCACCCCAAGCTTTAAGTCCTTGTTCATCATATAGTCGCTTGGCTGCAATTACATTAATAATAGGATCATATAACTCTTCTTCAGATTGAATATCAAATACATCTAACAACCTGTCTTTATCATCTTTCATGTTTAGTTGTAATAGACCTATAGAAAATTCTTTTTTCTTTTGTGGATCTAAACCAGATTTTACAGTATCAATCATAGGATTACCTGCTGATTCTGCCATTGCTACAGCAGACATAATTTTTGCAATTTCTGGTTCAAAACCTACCGCTAATAACATATCTTCTATCTTAGGTTGTCCTATTATTTTTGTCTTGTCTGTATCTTTTAGTATTACGTTCAATGCTTTTATTTGATTATTTTTAAGTTCTTTCATATTAATTCTTTCAACTATCGGCATGATTAACTCTTGCCCTATATTTATCATGTTTGGATTAGTCAAGTTATTAGCTTCCATAATAGCTTGTACTGATGAGCCAAACTGATCTGCTAACTCACTTAAAGTATCTCCTTGTTGTACTTCAACAGTAGTGGGTGATTCTTCTTCACTAACATCACTAAATACACTAGCTTCTAAATTATCAGTATCTACTAATAGTTTCATAGGCTGATATACTCTAGGACCATCTTTACCATATCCATATTCACCTGTCTGTAAAAATCTAATTATTCGATCTGCTTCTGACTTACCTACAACATTAGTAAAGTTCATTTTTTCTTTTTCAGCTATTACTGTTTGAAGTAGCGTGTCT